TTTGAATTTATAAATCAGCTACCTCATATGAAGATAGTCACTGATCCAAAATCATCTGATCCAAGAATTATACCACGTAAGTTGCGACAAGATTGTATGAAGATTTTTTTGGATGAATTGAATAGAATTAATTGTTCAACTCATATATTTTATAATAGAATTTTGCAATTAATTAAAATGCTTGAAACCTCAGATGATATGTTTGATAGATTCAATAATTTTGTAGATATTAATATAAAATTTGATAAAGCTAGAAAAACAAATTTATTTGAAATACTACCTGAATTAAACCCATATTTTGGAAAATAATTTCGAATTATAATGATATAGTCTTTGCTATTTCTTAATAGTTTTTTTAATTTCTTTTAAAGCATCAAGTACATCTTTATCTTCGCGATCAAATCTTTTGAGCATTCTAGCAACCATAGATAAAATAGACCATGAGAAAAAACCTATTAATGCTCCAGCTAATAGAGCCAGATCCATATCAATCCGAAGCTCCAATATCTCCAATATCGGCATTGCAAATATGACGGCCGAGCCCGTGGATATACCAGAACGAATACAGGCATCTAACATATTGAGCGGCTTCCAGAAAGCAAACATTGCCAACCCACCAAGCATACCACCCAACCCAGATGCTATCTTGTGCATGAGAAAAGCCGCGGCGCCGGTAGTTGACATATTCCTCGGATCCTGCTAATATATGGATAGCTTATTTATAAAATGGAAAAATTTGTATGGTAAAACTACCAAAATTGATCGGTATTTGTGGTCCAATTGGATCGGGTAAAGATACCATAGCTGGTACACTAGTGGGTATCGGCTGGATGCGATATAGTATGGCCAAGCCGCTCAAGGATATGACAGCTATATTATTTGGTTGGTCTAGAGACATGGTTGAAGGATCCACAGATGAGTCTCGCGCGTGGCGCGAGCAACCAGATATTTGGTGGTCAGAGCGTCTTGGTCGCGAGGTAACACCACGCTGGGCTCTCCAGTATCTTGGCACAGAGGTCATGCGGCAGAACCTACATAATGATATCTGGGTTGCTTGCATGGAAAGATTTGTGATTCAAAATAATTTCGATGTCGTGATTAGCGATGTTAGGTTTCCTAATGAAATTGAAGCTGTGCGCCGTCTAGGTGGTGAGATATGGCAAATACATCGCAATCCTCTTCCGTATTGGTGGGATGAGGCTAAAGCCAAAGGCACGGTTGATGGTGTACATGCATCAGAGACAGCTTGGATTCCATATGAACCAGACCGAATATTCTCAAACACAGGTAGCCTGCAAGATTTGAGGTTAGCCGTGTTAGATGCGGTGCAAACCTGATATAATATACCTATGAACAGATTTATTCTCTCACCTCTCCCAGAAATTGCGGCCATGATGCATTGCGACAAGCATGTGGTCAAGATGATCCTTGAAGAGGCGCAAATGCTATCGACCGCGCATCGTGTGCTCGATGGTACCATGAAAATTGAGGAACGATATGTGCAAGGTTCATTGCCTGCGCGATTTCGCAAGGTAAAGAAGTGGGTACATCCAGATCTTAATCTTGATGCCGTATTATATCAAGCCACGCATATCAATCATCCGTGTGCGATATGGTCGCGAGTTTGTCGTGACAATTATATGTGGGGTTATGAATTGCTTGAAAATCTATGCGAAGAATATACCCACCGATATGGTAAGATTCATGTGGTTCAGACTAAACTGCTTGATGCATTATCTCATGCACCACATAAAATACAGTATGGTCAAACACTGACAGAATTTCCTCAGGCTATGCCAGACCATTGCAAACATAGCGATCCAGTAGAAGGCTATCGCCAGTATTATATCAAAGAAAAGGTCCGCTTTGCAAAGTGGACCAATCGTGAGCCACCTTACTGGTGGCCGAATGTCTAAATATCATATACAAAGGGGTTTTGATGCCAACGTATAATTTCGAGAATATCGAAACTGGCGAAGTGGTCACCGATATGATGACCATAGCTCAGATGGAACAGCACCTGAAGGATAATCCAAACCTCAGGTTAATGATAGGATTCCCCAAAATCATATCTGGGGTCGAATCAAAGCGGAATAAACCCTCAGAAGGTTTCCGAGATTTGCTCAAAAATATCAAAAAGAATAATCGAGGGTCTACCATGAATACGTGGTAGACTCTCTTTTGTAATGGAAACTGCTTAACAAGGGAGTAGCACATGGGACTTGCACAAACTGCGACATTTGATGGTGGTTTCCTGCCCGATTTTCTGACAAGAACACAGAAAAAGCGACTAAAACGACAGGTTCGACAAGAAAGAGCAGAAAAAGCAGCCAGCAAGACCCAATTTTCCCAAAATTTCATGCAATTACCCAAAATAAATCCACTAACCTCGGGTCAGGCTCGCACCTTTTCAGCTTTTGATGAGGGTAGACATCTAATTTTGCATGGTGTGGCCGGTACTGGAAAGACTTTCGTGTCTCTTTACCTTGCTCTGCGAGCTGTTATGGATGGCGAAGCACCCAAACCAGTGGTTATCATTCGCTCTGTGGTACCTACAAGAGACATGGGTTTCCTTCCTGGATCACAAAAAGAGAAATCTGCGGTATATGAGGAGCCTTATGCGGCCATCTGCAATGAACTGTTCAAGCGCAATACCGCATATGACACACTAAAGCGCGATGGTATGGTACAATTTGCCACAACATCATTTCTTCGTGGCTTAACATTCCGTGATAATATTGTTATAGTTGATGAATGTCAGAATATGACCTTCCATGAGCTGGATTCTGTCATTACTCGCATGGGTACTGGGTGCAAGGTCATCTTTTGTGGTGACTTTAGACAGAGTGACCTATGGCGTGATGATGAGCGAAACGGACTACATAAGTTCATGTCCGTTATATCACATATGCGAAGCTTCGCGCGTGTGGAATTTACAAAAGACGACATCGTTAGGTCCGCCCTAGTGAAAGAGTATATTGAGGCGAAGCTGGAAGAAGGAATTGTGTGAAATTTATTCATGAGATAGTTGATCTACCGGAGCTTACCGCGGTTCAAACAGACCGCGGTAGGCTGTATAATACACCTTCAGGCGCAGCTTACCCATCCATCACTACAGTTCTTGGTGCTAGACCCGAGAAAAAGCGAATAATCGCTGAGTGGCGAGCCCGTGTTGGTGAGCAAGAGGCCAATAAGGTATCATCACAAGCATCTCGACGCGGTACTTCGATCCACAATATGATGGAGAAATACTTCTTGGGTCAAGATCCAATTGCAGGTGAAATGCCTAGCAATGTGACCATGTTTAATTCCATCCGATCAACCGCCGACAAGCACTTGACACATATCTATGCTATGGAAGCGCCGTTATATTCTGATAAAATGCAGATAGCTGGCCGATGTGATCTTGTTGGTAAGTGGGCTGGCACGGATTGTATTATTGATTTTAAGACATCTAAGCGCATCAAAGAAGAGGCTCATATCGATAATTATCTTTTGCAAGCTACGGCCTATTCTCTCATGTTTGAGGAGCTAACTGCGCGAGTTATACCTGGTATTGTGGTATTGATTGGTGTCGATGATGAGGTAAAGCCACAAATGTTCTGTCGATATCGAGACAAATATGTAGATGAATTGTGCCAAGTTATCTTAGAATACTATACAGGTCGCCGCTGATATGAGGGATTATATAATTGTCGCTGATAATATGCTACCTAAAAATATTTGTGAATATGCAATTAATCTATTTGATCAGTCTGTAAATTATCATGAAAATCATAAGACCAACGGATATGATTTTACACAATTGAATGTGACACAACATTCTTCAAATGATAGTGGCTGCAAAAATTTACACAATTTGCTAATACAGGCAAGCTTAAATGCTTTAAAATATTATAAGCAATCGATATCAGAATCGGCATTTTGGCCTGATAAAACTGCACTTGAAGAATTTAGAATTAAGAAATATTTACCAAATACCAATAATAGATTCGATGAGCATATTGATGCGGCAAATCTATCGACATCAAAAAGATATCTCGTATTTTTCTGGTATTTGAATGATGTTATTGAGGGTGGTGAGACCCAATTTCCTAAACTTGATATATCCGTTAAACCAGTAGCAGGTAGGGTTTTGATGTTTCCACCTATGTGGATGTTTCCACATAAAGCGAATAAGACCATATCAAACCCAAAGTATATGATAGGCTCATATCTTCATTTCATTTAGCCATTGACATTAGATCCATAACCCTGTATAAGTATATTAGCTATCGTTGATGGTGGCATAATAGATGCTACGGACCGCGGGGCGGCACCGCGCAGCTCCACCAATATGGGGCTGAAATAGACTTCGACGTGCATGATAAAAGTTATCCGGAGGTAGCGGCTGGCGACCTAATCGCCATTGATAAGTGCCAATGACAACGGCTTTGCCGTAGCACTCGCTGCCTAATAGGTAAGCGCGGTTTGGGGAGCACCGGGCAACAGAAGCTCTCCACCCTATATTGCATGTTTTATCATGATTGGGGTTAACAACAGAAGGATAACGACCTTGTCGGAAAGGATACTCGGAGTCGCCTTCGGCGCGCTCATAGGTGCGGTATTGACCGCATTTGCGATTGACCTGATTGAACATCGGGCTGTCGCTGCACCTGCTCGTCCGCCTGTGGTCGAGATGGGTGAACCTCGCATACAAGTGCCTCAGGCCGATTTGCGAGAATTGGGTCTTGCGATAGATCCTCCAGAATTCCCTGATCTATTCACATTAAGTCAAGCTGATATGCATTGTTTGGCCCACGCTATATACTATGAAGCTCGTGGTGAAAAATTCGTAGGTATGTTAGCTGTGGCAAATGTCATTATGAATCGAGTGAATGACCCTCAGTATCCAAATACTGTATGTGGTGTCACTCGTCAGCGATCCCGCACAATTTGTCAGTTTGAATATTATTGCAAAGTCGGTGATCGAATACCATCTAGCACAGACCCACAGTGGCAGCTAGCCAATGATATTGCATTTCAGGTAATGAATGGACACCTTCCAGATTTGACGGATGGTGCCACTAGATTTCATGCCGTTTCCGGACCTGCACCACGTGGCCTATTGAGAATAGGATCTCATGTTTTCTATAGGAGATGATTGATGTCATTTTATGATGATTGTCGCAATGATGCAAAGCTTAGTTTGATTGCTGGGCCTTGTGTATTTGAATCAAAGCAACATGCTCTTGATATGGCTGGAGCTATAAAAGAAATTTGCGAAAAGCTTGATATAAACTACATCTATAAGACATCATTTGACAAGGCCAATCGATCCAGCTTTCAATCATATCGTGGTGTTGGTTTTGATGAAGCTTATTATGGTATGTCAGCTGTGAAAGAAATTCACGGCCTCGAAGTTTTGACAGATGTACATGAAGCTTGGCAATGCGATTCTGTGGCCGCTGACATCATACAGATACCAGCATTTCTTTGTCGTCAAACAGATTTGCTTCAAGCTGCGGCTGGCACTGGTAAGCCCGTAAATGTGAAGAAAGGACAATTTCTTTCTCCGCGTGAAATGGTCAATATCATAGCAAAGCTTGAATCATTTGGCTGCAATCAGGTCATGATGACAGAGCGCGGCACAACATTTGGTTATAATGATCTTGTAGTTGATATGAGATCACTCGCAATTATGAAAAATAATACACCAGCAAATTATCCAGTGATTATGGATTGCACTCATGCTGTGCAATCTCCGGGAGGTTATGGTACGTCATCTGGTGGTAATCGTGATATGGTTCCTGTCATCGCGCGCGCGGCCGTAGCTGTCGGTGTCGCAGGTGTATTCATGGAGGTTCATCAAGATCCGAATAATGCACCGTGCGATGGACCCAACATGCTCAAGTTAGCCAATCTTTCCTCTGTACTTGAGCAGCTACTTGATATAGACTATGTTGTGAAAGGAGTTAAGACTAATGAAAATGGGTAAGATTTGGGGTGATACTGAGGACCTATTCACAAGCCCGAGTGTAGAGGTGCATCGCATCAATACTAAAGCTGGGTTTAGATGCTCGCTGCATAGCCATCGCCATCGTTGGAATGGTTTCTATGTTGTTAATGGTACAATTGAAATTCATGTCGAAAAGCAATATGGCTTGACCGATGTGACTGTGCTAAAGGCTGGAGATTTTACGGCTGTACCGCCTAATGAGGTACATTGTTTTGTATGCACAGAAGATGCTCAGGCACTTGAGATTTACTGGCCTCAGCATATGGAATCGACAGACATCGTGCGTAAGGATGTTGGTGGATTTATTGCTGCCTTGGCTCAGCAAGGGGAAAATAATGCAAGCTGAGTTATTACTTATGACACCAGATCGGTTCGCAGATACATTGGACCGAATGGTTAGAGAAAGGAGTATGTCTTATCTTGACGCTATAATGCATGTATGCGAAAGCTCAGGCATTGAAGTCGAGACAGTACCGCGATTGATGACGCCTCGCATCAAGAAGATATTGACCAGCGAAGCCAATGGTCTTAATCTTTTAAAACGCCGTGCAAATGAACCGAGGTTGCCTATCTAATGAAGGTAAAGATTGAGACTATTATAGATCAGATCAAACCGAAACACGTGGTTCACGTTGGTGCATCTACTGGTGCCGAGGTAAATCATTATTTGACTTCAGGTGTCGAAAAGCTTGTTTTGGTTGAGCCGATTCCTAGCATTGCACAAGGTCTTGTCGAGAGATGGGGCTCAGACGGCAGAGTGTCAATCTATGAATGTGCTTGCATGGATTATGACGGCGAGATTGAATTTCATATCGCCGACAATGAAGGTATGTCATCGAGCATATATGCGACTCCTAATCCGCAAATGCATCGCTGTAATTTCATCAATAAGATTATTGTACCATGCACGCCACTTGATGGTCTGTATGAAGATATGAATGTTGATTTACTTGTGATTGATGCACAGGGTAGTGAAGATAAAGTCTTGGCTGGTGCCAAAGAGACATTAACAAAAACCAAATTTATTTTTTGTGAGGCCAGTGAAACACCCTTATATGAAGGTGCATGTACCTTCGCAGATGTGTCACGGATACTGTCTGATCGATTTGATCTAGTCAGTACCTATTTTAATGAGAGAGGGACGGGCGACGCTCTGTTCAAATGGAAGGAATGAAAGCATATCAGGAATACGTCGCGCTGCGGTTACACTTCACCCGCGACGGCTATGACTATTTCAAATATATGGGCAAGGTTAAGCCTATCAAAGAAACGACATTTGAGGTACGCAATGATGTCTTTCATTTTCGCAAGCTTGAGCGTCGATACAAAGATGATCTGACAATGTTCTATGTCGCGAATATGTCGCAAGGCGTGAAATGGGTGCGCGACATGATCACGATTGAGGCTGAGAAACGATATGTCGATTGGAAGCGACACATGGAATCTATCACATATCGATTCAAGCAAGATATGCATAATATTGTCGAGTCATGCCCTAATATATCAAAAGCATGGAATACAAATGGTGATCATCCAGAGGTGCTAAAGCTTCATCTTGGTGGTAGAGTATCAATCGAGAGTTTAATTCTAGCTAATCGTGTGCTTGAATTTCATGATAAATGGGATGCTCGCATATCTGACACGATCATCTGGCCAGACGTCTCTCGGCTTATGCGTAAATATGGTCCATTTGTGAAAGCTGATACGGATACCATCAAGAAAACCATGCGTCAGGTATTTATCCCTTGACATCGGTCTTTTATCATGATATAAGTAGTCGTGTGGTCATGATAAAATGCTCACACAAAAACACACGCAATATACAAAACATACGGAGAACATACAATGTCTAACGATTTCGCTTCACTCAAGCGTTCTACTGGCAGCAACCTGGATCGACTCTCTAAGGAGCTAGGTAAGCTTGCTACTAACGGCAATCAGCGCGAATCCGATGATCGCTTTTGGCAGCCCGAGGTTGACAAGGCTGGCAATGGTTATGCCGTCATTCGCCTTCTGCCTGCACCAAAGGGTGAGGATCTTCCTTGGGTTCGCATCTGGTCGCATGGTTTTCAAGGCCCCGGTGGTTGGTATATCGAAAATTCTCTGACAACTCTTGGTCAGAAAGACCCTGTGGCTGAGATGAACTCGAAGCTCTGGAATAGTGGTAATGATAAGGATAAGGAAGTTGCTCGCAAGCAAAAGCGTCGCCTTTCCTATATCGCGAATATCTATGTCGTCAAGGATCCTGCTAATCCTCAAAATGAGGGTAAGGTCAAGCTGTTCAAGTTTGGTAAGAAAATTTTCGACAAGATCAATGAACTAATGACACCACAATTTGAAGATGAAAAGGCCGTCAATCCATTTGACTTCTGGGCTGGTGCAAATTTCAAGCTGAAGATTCGCAATGTCGAAGGCTATCGCAATTATGACAAGTCAGAGTTTGACCGCTCTGAACCTCTGTCGAATGATGATAGCGAGCTGGAAAGCATCTGGGATTCACAGCACGCGCTGCAAGCTTTTGTTGCGCCAGATCAGTTCAAGTCTTACAGTGAATTGAAGGCTCGTCTTGATCGAGTGCTGGGCGAACCCACACAGTCTCGCAAAAATGATGAGGATGATGAACGTGAAGAGCGTCCTGCATCACGTCAATCTGCTGAGCCTGTTGCTCGTGCGGCCGCGACTCCGTCAGCTTCTCGTGGTGCTCGGCCGCCTTGGGAAGATGAAGGTGATATTAGTCTCTTTGAGCGGCTTGCTCAGGAAGATTAATATAATTGGGTGGGAGAAATCCCACCCATTTTTTATGTCGTCATTGGCGCCATACCCATTGCACGTGCAAGTGCTTCTATTCTTTGTGCAGAAGGATCAGGATTTGTAGATCCAGTTGGTGGGGCGATTGCGGCGCGCATCTCCGGCGCGCGCTGGCCAGGATATCTTCCGCCAGGTAATCTATTGTTTTCCGGTAATACTATCGGAGGAAGTGTAGTTAGTCTATTTCCCCCACCAAATGCTGCTATTTGTCGCACACCGTTTATACCATTACGATTTAATGGATTTAATGAAGATTCTCTTTGATTATTATTTCTATTAAGGCGCCGTCTAAGTTCCTCGCTACGATTTTGTCTAGATGCTGGCGTAGGTGTTGCACCACCAGTAACTTCTCTTTCAAAAAATGTTTCATATAAACGTCTTGCTGCTTCATTAAAACCTACACCATTATCAATAGATGTTATAATATTTCTAGCAACTTCAGCAGAATTATGAATTGACGGTGTTGAACCTATTCGTCTTGAAATACTCTCGGCTAAAGCAGCTCTATCACGACTTCGTAAATTATGAGAAAGCATAGCTATCACTGTAGTGCGTAAATTACCAGCACTAATATTAGGATTACCACTCATTGAATTAACTATATTTCTTTCTCCAGGAGTTAAAAGTTCTTCTGATATTGCTCTATGTGGTGATGATGGATCATCTTCTCCTTCCGGAGGAGTATGACGTTGAGGTGCACCTGGAGCGCCGGGCGCGGGCGGCGGCGCGGCTGGCTGTGCTGGACCACCCCGACCAGGGATCGCGACGTTGAGGTGCACCTGGAGCGCCGGGCGCGGGCGGCGGCGCGGCTGGCTGTGCTGGACCACCCCGACCAGGGATCGGCGGATATGGCGAAGGACCCACCGGCGCGGTGCGGCTGGTGAATTCCCCCGGACCATCAACTTGAAAAGCCCCATCCGCCGCGCCCACCGCCGGTTCGGCTGGCGCGGGCCCAAACCCCGGTACCAGCCCGCGCTGCCCGAACCGGCGGTGCTGATCAGGCGGTGGCGGCGGCGGCGGCGGTGCTGGCTCGGTAATTCTTGATATTATATTAGCAAGTGGTTGTATAAAATTATTGATTCTATTGATAGTATCAATCATTGATGTTATCACATTCACTGTTTCATCAATAATTGATGTTATCCCACCCACTGTTTGATCAATCATTTGATCAATCATTTCACCAATTTGTTGATGTTGTTGAGGTGATAGTAACATTGAAGCCGCAAAAAATGTACCCAAAAGGCCACCAATACCTAAACCTAAGAAAGATGATATAGACATACCGCGTCTTTTTTTACGGTCTGTCTTTTCTCCTGAATTATTATCTATTTTTTCAATTTTATTTTGCTCTTGTGATTCTTCATCTGTGCGATTTACAATTCTTTGTAATTGTTCAGTCTCTTTTGTTTGATAATCAAGAGATTTTTTTAGTTCTTCAAGACCAATTTTTGTAAGTCTTGCAGTTTCTGAAATATGTTTATAGATATCTTTTCTAAAAGCATCAAATGTTGCTTGAGATACTAAATTTTCATTATCTCTAGTAGGTGCGCCTGAAGAAACTGCAGCCCGCATAGCCTCAGCAACAGATTTCTTAACCATTCGATATCTATTTGCACTATCATGGTATTGTTTGGTTCTTTCGTCATAGACGATTGAATCTGGATTAGTCTGGGTTATGCTTCTAAGACTAGCCATAATTATACCCTAATTATTGGTAAAATGAATATTTCGCGTAATGGTTCATAATATGCTTGTTGTATTCTTCGATTAGATGACATAGCCGCATAATCATAATTTCTTTCATTATACCTATCAGGTACGACTGAAGAATGTCTTTCTCCTTGCGGCGCCTGGGCATCGGCTGGCGGCGTTGGTTGTGGATTTGGTGTGGGTATAGCTAATCTGCGCGCATGTGCCGCGCGCGCGGGAAGATTTCCATGAGCTATGTGTGGCCTTTCGTAAAGTCTCATGAATATTTCCGCGGCCTGATCCGCAGTAGTAGCTCGTCTTAATTCAATACCCGCTTGCCTAGCCCCGCGATCCATACCATTACCATTTAATTCCCATAAAACTGCTCTAAGCTGTTCTTGAAAAGTAGCTTCCAATATAGGTTTTCCTAGATATTCTTTAATATTTTCTTGCCTACCACCAGCAGGATTCCACTGTGCTATGCCCTGAGAATTTTCATTATATCTCATATTATGTGCTCTGGGATTTAGCTTACTTTCTTGTATTAGATTACCAACTATTCCTGCGGCTTGCTCCCTAGTAAATCCATTATCCATAAAAAAATTCATTGCGGTGGCCTCTGTACCTAATATATTACCTATTCCGCCTTCAGATACACCCTCACGGCGACCCTCACCTTGACCTTGACCCGTTGCGGAAGGCGCGTCAGGCCTGGCGGCATACTGGCGGGCGGGGGCGCCGGCGCCGGATGATTGGCCTGCTCCTGATTCCGGCGCATTTACAAAATTTTCTAATGCATCAATAAGTCTTTCAATTGGTTCAAAAAGACCAAAAGCATAACCAACTTCGCCGACAACAAAAGCAAGAGGAAATCTTCTGCGTAATATTCCAAGAACTCTGATAATACCAAGTAAAATACGTGCTATATTTCTTGCTAAAGTAACTATAGCACCAACTAATCTTCTAAATGCACTAATAATAGTTGATACTACTCTGCGTATTGTTGATACCACTCTGCGTATTACATTTAATACCGCTCGTACTATTAAGGATATTCTTCCTGATTCATTTTCTTCTTCATCATCATTCGTATCCTCCTTTATAGTTGTCTGTCGAATAATATTAGTGCGCTCTTGTCTATTTTCATCCTCGGATCTTTCAATACGATCAAATATTGTATTTTGTTTTTCGTTCTCACGATTAATACCTTTAAATATATTTACTACGTCTTCAAATACTTTACGCATCGATGTAAAAGGTTCCTGTATTCCTCCGGTAGTCTTTTCGATTGATTTGGTTGTTACATTTGTGCGTAAAAATGGATTCATTGCGGTAAACATGATAGAACCAGCAGCTAATAATGACTGATTATTAGCTAGACTGTATTTTTCTATCATGCTTGCAAGATTTGCCAATTATCTATTTTCCTCTTGTTTTGCCTTTTCTTGTTCAAGATAATTTACAAGCATATTAACGTATATTTCCCTCTCCCAAGGTATCATTGATTCAATTTCTGACAAACTGTATTTGTGATGCTGCATTAATGAAAAATTCAATACGTAATAGTT